AAGATCGGGACCAGCTACAGAAGCTGCAGCTCCTGTCGGCCCACCGACAGCCGCGCCAGCAATTGCTTTAACAAGCATAGAAATAAGCGCATTCATACGATCGTTCTCAGCATTCGCTCTGTTATAGGCAAACTCAGCTTTCTGCCCTAAACGCTTTGTATTCAAATCAGCAAATTTATCCGCTGCATGAAAACCATATTTCATGTAATCCATATTGCGATTAGCCCAGTTGTTATAGTCTTGCGCAGCTAAATCAGAAGCTAATTGCATGTTTTGCTGCACATGTTGAGGACTACCTGCCATGCCGCCCGCCGATGCAGCCCTTTGCGCCGCCGCAAGTTGCTGCTGCTTGTTAAACTCATAACCAGGCGAAGCTACATATCCCGCAGCATCTGCATTCTGCACCTGACCCGGATTGTTTAAAATATCCGTAGGATTCCCATAACGGCCGTAATACTTGGCCGCTTCTTGAGGGATGCGATCTAAATACGGATCGGACATTTTCCCCGGATCGGAATAAATCATTCCCCAAAAATCATCTAATACACCAGCCATCATTGCTCCTTAAACGTATTGTAATGTTTTCCACTGTGCAGACAATATGTTATATGGACTGCTACTATCGTAGGCAATAACAAATTGCTTGCTCACATTGTTTGTTATATCAAAGACTAGCTGACCTGAGATATCTTGCACACCTGGCGGCAAAGGCGACCCCACGTAAGACGCATAAGAAGTCGCAATATCATCAATTTGGGTTTGTGTCAGCCTAGGTACTAATATCCCTTCGTTCTTGAAATTGCGCTGCAAGGCCTGAAACAATTGAGACAAGCCAATCAACCACATCGAGTTAAAATTGCCATTAGCGTCCACCACAGGCGATGCATGAGGCATGCTTGGGAATATAGGCCTAAAATCATTGTCCATCGTCATCTCACATTCACCTCTCCATCAAAAACAACAACACGACCCCAGCTCCAAAACCGCAGCTGCACCACAGCATCATTGGCCACTCCTAAACGCCAGAACATCAGCTTGTTCTTTCTCAAGCCTATGGCCCGCAAATATTGTCCGATACTATTACCAAAAGTCGCACCCCCATCTCGAGAAATCGATAAATCCACTCGCGGTAGCGACAAATCGCCATAACCTGAATTGGTACCATCAGGAGATATTTGCTGAACATAAGGGGTTTGACCAGACTCTATCGTTAAACCTAAGTCATTTATAATAGAATAGGATTGGTTGACTGCGCGAATGTTCTTGCAAATCCTAATCCGCGGAATCTGCACCTGCGTCACCGCCCCCAACGAATCCACATCATCATAAGTCGTAATCGTTGTATCTAAAGCATAAAGACATCCATTATTACGGGAAACAAAGTAATACTGGTTCTTAAAGAAGGCTACCTGCGCGGCAATAAAATAGTTCATTTGATGATCGCTCGCCTGATAAATCTTATCAGTATTAAAATCATAAAAGAATGACAAATTATCTCTATAGAAATTAATATGATAGAACAGGTGACCGTCTTGTCTATATAAATATCCCTGTGCATCTTCTGGATACTGCAAAGTCGCCAAAAGATAATCAATACCGTCCGTCGTAATCTTTTTAGGCTCTCCGCCATTAGAAGCCAAAATAATAGGACCTGAATCTCCATTTCTTGCTAGCCAAACTACCAGGCTATCCATATAAGCCACCGTGGCCGGATTCATGCATCCGTAATCAATGTTGAATTGGGTGTTTCTTTGATAGGGAAAAAGCGATTGCGCTCCGGTATCAAACCAGGCTTCTGTTACGTTTTTACCCATAACGAAGATCATGTTCCCACGCGATGGCACCCTGACAACAGCTTGTGTATCATCAGGCTTCGTTTGCAAAAGACCTACATAAGAAGCCGTAGAGGGCCAAGATGTTCCATCATTAGCCTCAGAAAGACGCCATGTGTTATTCACCACAGGACTATAAGTCGCATCATTAGAAGCCGCTAGAATAAAATAGGTGTCATGGAAAGTTAGATAACCGGGCTTAAAGTTCAAAGCAATCGTTTGAAAGGTTGTGCTCAGCTGCGGATCGTAAAGATAAAACGATGTTCCATCGGATATCCCAATCTGCGGCTTGTTATTCTCCGCAATATAAACAACACCCGTCTGAGTACTTAAAGTCCCTATTTTAGCCACCTGAAACGATGTCACTGTGTCATCAGAATGTTGATAGTTAATATTAACTAAATAAACACCAGAACCTTGCACAACAACAATACGATTGAGCTTTGTGCTCGCATAAATGCCGCGACCCTCAAGAGCAGAACCAAAGTTATCAGCAGAAATAGCCACTTGATAACCCGAATAAGGCACCAAAGCCGTGTCCGATTGAAACATATTGTAAGTCTTTTCAATCGATATCTTCGGATAGCGACCAAAAGTAGAACTGCCCACCACATTTAAAGGCACAGTCTGAAAGTTAGGTCCTCTTGTAAGCATGAAAATCTCGGACTATAACAACTCATTCTATTATAGCCCCAAATCTTTTAACGGCGTCTTTTCGGCTTCTCTATTTTTACTTCTTTAGGAGCAATAGACTCTAAATAACACGCTTTGCAAGAAGGGATGGCTAACCCATCACCCACTTTGTAAAAAATATGCTTTCTCTCGATAAGCGGACCGTGAATCATGCATTGATGCATCATTATTTTTTACTCCAGATAATCGATACATTTTTCAAGCAACGCAATATCATCTTTTAGTTTCCCTATCCCTGAATTACATGAACGACATAAAAGGCCTCTGATCGCATTTGTCTCATGACAGTGATCTACAAATATACAATCATCTTCCTTTGTCGAAAAAACCAATTCTATTCTTTTACTACAAATAGCACATTTATTATTTTGTTTTAACAATAATTCTTCTTTATGCTCTTTTTTTATACCCATTCTTCGAAGAAGAGCCCTTTCTTTGCTACAAGACTTACACCTTTTATGAATGTAGAGACCATTCTTAGAATAAATAACATCATCCCCAAATATCTCCCCATGCACCGCACATTTAAACCATAGACCATTAGCTGGCACGCGAACAATCGATATCTCCCCATGCACCGCACATTTAAAAAACTTAATTTCCATTTTTAAATCTCTTTAAATACGCAATCGCAGAGCGAATAATATCCGGATTGTATTCAAACAAACCAAGACCCATATTGCACTCAGAACAAAGAAAAGCTTTAGCTTTACGTGTTTTAGGACAAAGCGACAAACATAAATTCATCGGCTTGCCTTTAAATGTTCTTGTCTCCGGGTTCAAACAAATTTTACAAACATTATTTTGGTTTCTTAACATTTCTTGATATTGATCGACAGTAATCCCGGCTCTTCGACAAATTTCCACAACATTACGCAAAGAGCCTTGTTTCTTCCTGTGATTAGCGGCCCATTGCCTATACTTTTCGGGATTTAATTTCCTATCTTCAGCAACCTTAATATCGGAAGAATATTTTTGATCGCTTAATCCTTCTCTGTATAATCTTCTAGCTTCTTTTCTTGCACTACTAGCGCTTGACCGATGACATAACTTGCATCGAATATACACAGAACCCGGCGCCCTATCTTTTCTTTCCCTAATAGAAACCTGGTCCGCAGTCAGCGGACCATGCTTTTTACACGTTTTTATTATTTCCATTTCATTTAACAGAATTGCACAAAACACCATATTATAATGCTTTTGGGCATTGCGCAATATCTACATAGGCTGGAATCCGCGCCCAAGGTTGATCTGCGCCCATGTCAAGCCATTGATTCTATTAGCATTTAAAATAGAAGCTTTGACATTAGTGAGGTCTGGTGGTGACACATACATCAATTCACGCTCCATTGTTCTGAAGATTTTCTCAGATTCTGGATTAAACATAATACCGTATTCAGAACACATGTAACGCGCCAAAGCATAACGCAGATACTCAATATAGCCTGTATCGTAACCTTGGTTAGAGCTATTAATGAAAGTATAAGGCACAGACTCGCTAATATCTGTTAAATCCGTGTCTAAAGTGACATCAACAAGAAACAGCTTGACCATCATTTTCATAGTGTAATCAGACTGCGGCTTGAAATAGACAGCTAAATTACCGCCTCCAAGGCAACGATTAAAGTTCCAGTTAAAAGGCAGGGATTGAACGTTATCTGCCCTTGCTGAGCCATAATAGTTGACCCGAGTTGTCGGTTGCATAGGATAGCGAACCACATCGACGTTAAAAGTAGCAGATTCAATGGCTGCGACATAAGGCAAATAATAGAATTCTTCATCTTGAGTCAGGTCCATTGAGATGTAGGTGTAA